GTAAAGAAGCTTGGACTTGGAGGTAAGATAGAAACAAACTTTGATTTATGGATTAAGTGTATGGGAGGAGATGAGGAGGCTTTAAAAGAGCTAAAGGAATATAATGAGATGGATGTTAAAGTACTCGAGAGTCTTTATTTGAAAATAAGACCATGGGGGAAATCTCAACCAAATATGGCTTTATATAGTGGGGGTATGAAAGATGAATGTCCTATATGTGGTTCTACTAACCTAAAAGAGTTGAGTGGAGACTACAAAACTAAATTTGCTACACACAAGGTTTATAGGTGTGGTGATTGTGGGGCAATCTCAAGGGATAGAAAAGTAAATACAAGAGTTGTCAGTACGCTAACGACAGCTAATTAACTAAAAAATATATAAACAATAGGAGTAATATGTCACACATCGAATGGGAAAATATAGCAAAAAAGATAGGGGCTACATCGTTTAACCCTAATCTGCACGAGATACAAGAAGAAGCGGCACAAGCATATATACAAGGTGTTAATAGTTTAGTCTCTGAACGAAGAGCAAACTCTACTGACCCTATGTCTCTTACTGAGAAGATCCGCAGAAGTACAAAGTTTCATCGAGAGATGGTTCATCTAAAAAGTAATATAATAGATGAGTATGTTTCAAAAGGGTATGAGCCAAGCTTTATCATAGATGGACTAAATACATTTTTAATATGATAGATAGAGAGCAGCTAAGAGAGTATGACAGTAGAAGAGATGACGGAGTAGAAAAACTATTCCGTCGTCTTAATAATGTTAAGAGTAGTATGCCTATATACACTGAACCCCAAGCCGAAGCAAGGGGTTTACAATATAAATATTGGAAAGACGAAACCCTTGAGAAGGGTGGGTGGGCTTTAACTGATGATAAGTATGTATCTCAATGCCTAAATCGAAAAGTTTATCATAGTGTGAAAGGAGAGACTAATGCCTTCGTCTCATTAAGTTGTGGTAGAGATTGGGTGACTAAGGCGTCAAGTATAGAGTATGCTTATAATAAGCAAACCAAAAGGTATAATCACACTGGGAAGGCTAACCCAGCAGATATAATTATGAGGAGAGAAAGAGCCAGGAGGGCTGTTGAATTATATGTAAAACAATATATGGCTGGCAAAGTAAACTATGAACTTTGTGGCAAGGCTCTTTCTCCTACTTTTAAATACCCAGCTCAAGGGTTTAAGTCTTTTTTAAAGAAAAGAGGAGTAAGAGAACGAGTGGATAAAATATTACAAGAGGCATTAAAAGAGAATGGAATCAGTATACAATTTGCATTAGACATTTTAAAGAAAGCGGCTCATACAGCCGAAGCTTCAGGCAAAACAAAAGAAATGTTAGATGTATATGTAGAACTTTCTAAGCTTTTAGGAATCGAGAAGAAAGACCCTAAGATCGTAACGACGGAGAGAATAGAACTATCTTCTACTACATCTAAACTATTAGAGGATGGAGAGAGTCTAAAGTTAGAAAGAGTAATAAGCGAGCCACTGCTTGAGGATTAAGAGAGAAGATAGACACGCTATTGTAATCTTTGAAGGAGCGGATTGGAATAAGAACCCAAAGATTGGGATAGCTCGCCCTTTAATAGGGGAAATTAAAAAGTTACAATTAGCTCATAGACATTACTCTGGTGAAGACAAGACTTGGTTAATAAGTGAAATAGGGATGAGGAGTGTGGATGCTGCTATTAAGGCATGGATATTTAAGAATAACCCAACACCCCCATTGGAAGATTGGGAAGATGAGGAGAAATGGTTGAGCCAATTTGATACGGAGGGTAATTGACCGCAGAAGAAGCAAAGAAAGGGTTAGAAGAAAACTTACTAATATTTGGGAAGATAGTGACTCCCAGAATGTTTGCAGTTAAGACTCCAGACTTTCATAAAGAGATTGCATCTTTATACCATAGCGATAAGAAAAGAGTAAATATAATAGCTCCCCGTGGACACGGTAAGTCTTCTTTAACGAAGTTAATGGTATTACACCATCTAATGTATGCCCCAACTCCTATAAAGGTAGTGGTATTAATATCGAAGACTCAAGGACATAGTAAAAGGTTGTTATCTGACATTATGGACATCATACAATACTCTGCTGGCTTTAGGGAGTTATATGGGTATTGGGGACCAGAGACTGCAAAGAAATGGACTAATGAAGAAGTTATATTAAAAGATGGCTCTGTCATTGTGACAAGAGGATCAGCACAGCAAATAGTAGGTTTAAACCAGTTCTCTCAGAGACCAACATTTGTAGTCTATGATGACCCAGAAGATGAGAATAATACAAAGACAAGAGAAAGTATGGACTTCACATTAAATGTGCTATTAAAAGCTGTAATACCTGGAGTAGACCCTATGCACGGGCGTATATTTTTAATAGGAACCGTACAGAAAGAAGGTTGTCTTGTTTTAAAAGTATCTGGAATGTCTAATTGGGTAACAAAGAGATATTCTGCAACCATAGATGAAAAAGAAAAAAGAGTGTTATGGCCAGAATGGTTTTCTTGGAATAAACTACAAGAAGAGAAAAGAGCTTATGAAGAAGTTAATAAACTATCAGTATACTTTTCGGAGTATGAGTCAATATTAATTGGAGATGAGAATGCTCTATTTAATGAAAAGGATTTTAGGTATTGGGATGGGGATATCAAGAGAGACCTTGCTGATAGAACATTTATTAGAATAAAAGAAATAGGGTATAAGAGAAAAGAAGAGCTGGGATATAGTATTCAATGGAATCCTATTACAAACCCTAAATGGGTTGAAGTTTATTTATATATAGGCGTGGATCCAGCATCAAGTGTTAAGAAGGACGCTGACTACTCTGCAATGGCTTTAATTGCAGTGGACTATAAAGGATATATTTATACACTGGATATATATCAAAAAAGAGTAAGACCTATGGAGCTTGCTAATATGATTGTTTCTTGGTATAAAGTACATAAGCCAATTAGAGTTAATATAGAGTCTGTTGGATACCAGGAGATGCTAAGGGATTATCTAAGAAACTTAGATGGTATTTATATACCTGGTTTAGAAGTTCCTTATAAGCCAAGAGATAGCAAGTCTAACCGATTAGAGACCTTGCAACCTTATCTGAGAGGACATAAATTATTTTTTAAGAAGGGTATGAGTTTCTTAGAAGATACCGAGAATCAATTTCTACTATACCCAAGAGTAAAACATGATGATATACTTGATGCAATATACTACTCAAAGCAGAATGCCGTGTCTCCAAGTGAGGACACAACCCCAACTAATACAAAAGAAGTCTTAAATAAAGATGAAGTAACTTCTTGGGCTATGGCATAGCGTGGAAGTTTTAGCAGAGCTTAATTATAGACTTGACAAAATTATAAGAACTAATTATATTTGCAAATAAAATTTTAGGAAAAATGGAAGACTTTAACGCAAAACAAGTATTTGAAAGTTATCATTCAGCAGCGTCTAATTTCTTTTACCAGATGGCTGAGGATACTGACTTTTATAATGGGAACCAATGGTCACCAGGAGAGGTTAGGTCATTAAAAGCTGCAAGGCAATTTCCAGTTGTAGTTAATGTTATAGCGCCTGCAGTTGAACAAGGGGTAGCTCTATTAACAGATAGGAAGCCACGATTCTCCGCTACTGCTAAAGAGACATCAGACATAAAATTAGCACAAATATATGCTGATTTAATGTCTTATATCTGGAATATCTCTAATGGTAATCAAGAACTAAAAACAGCAGTAAAGGATTACTATATTAAAGGTTTGGGTTATTTATTAGCTTATATAGATCCATTAGAAGGTAGGGGACAAGGAGAAATAAAGATTAAATCAATTGACCCTACAGAAGTTTTAGTAGACCCACATAGCAAAAGAAAAGATTTCTCTGACTCAAGACATATTATTATAACTCAAGTCTTTACCAAAGAAGAGATTGAGTTTATGTATCCCCAATTTAAATTCTCTACAGATGTAGAAAGAGAGATGGGGAGTGAACTTTCAGAGTATGGAATAAACTACGACTCAATAAAAAAGAATAATTATAGTCTGGATGGGGCAGAAAGGTATAGAATAGTTGAATTTTACTCTAAGATTAGAAGTGCTAATTATCAAGTAAGAGATACTGTATTAGATGTAAACTATGAATATACAGAAAGGGACTTGATGGAGTTCTTATCAAAGCCAGCTTTTCTATTAGCTACTCATGACTCTAATAACTATGTTACAGACTTTCAAAAGATTGAAGAGGTAGGAGCCTTATATTCTCAAGTTGGAGAGTATTACCACTACATAATAAATCAAGAGACTGGAGAACCTACTATAGCGGCTGGGGAAGAGAATGTTGAAGATGGTTCAATGCCAGGTAGTACAACCAAGATTATCCCAACTACTATGGAAGAACTTGTTAAAAATGAAATAATACTTTTAAGACCAGTTCCAGTAGTTAAAAGATTCGTAGAAGAGTATATATAGGATGGAAACCATTTTTTGATACCATCTTAGATATAGAACATTTTCCAATTATACCATTAGTTGGTAACCATCATCGCAGCCCATATCCAACATCTGATGTTAGAAAAGCAAAAGACTTACAAAGGATGATAAATAAAATTAGAAGTCTTATCATTGCACACGCAAGTTCAACAACTAATGTTAAGTTACTTTTGCCTAAAGGTGCTGTTGATAAAAAAGAAGTAGAGAAAGAATGGGCTAAAGCTGGTACTGGAGTAATAACTTATGATGCTACTATAGGAGTTCCATCCCCAGTCTTGCTAAATTCTTTACCAAACGAACTATACAAGAATGAAGCAGATGCAAAAAGAGATATTGAATTTCTATTTGGAATATTTGCTATGATGCACGGTGATGCTGCCCAAGCTCCCCCTACATATAAAGGTACTATTGCCCTTGAAGAGATGGGGGTTAGACGACTCAAAACAAAGAAGGATGATATTGAAGACGCTCTAAATGTACTTGGAAAGGTGGTTTCACAGTTTATACAACAAGTTTATACATATGAAAAAATTATACGCATTACAAACCCAAACAATGTAAGCCAAGAAACAATAGTTAACTCTCCTTTATATGATGAAACTAAGAGATATATAATAGGGAAGAATAACGATATCTCAACTATACACGCTGATATAACAGTAGTATCTGGCTCTACTCTTCCATCAGACAGATGGGCAAGATTAGATGCCTACTTAGCCCTTTATTCTAATGGTATAATAGACCAAATAGAGGTGTTAAAACAAACTGAAGTGGCTGATATGGACGGGGTATTAGAAAGAAGTTCGTATATAAGACAATTAGAGTCTCAAGTACAACAAATGAATGAGGCAAATAGTGCACTGCAAGGACAAATACAAACGATGCAAAGGGAGAATATCCACTTGAATAAACGAGTAGAAGTCGCAAAGTTTGCAGCTGACTTAAAGTCTCAATCAAATGCAGCAGAACACGCTTCTATTCTATTCAGAGAAAGACAGCAAGATGAAGCGGGTATGCAAAAGAGACAAATGGATCAATTAAATCAACTAAGAGGTAATGATGGATCAAGAGACCAGTAGTTCAATGGATAGCAAGTATAACATAGGATTTTCTTTTTTTGGAGAGTCTACAGAAGACGAGCCAGAAGAAGGAGAAACTGAAGATACGAGAGTTCAAGAAACGACGGCAACGGCATCCGACCAAACAAAGAATACTCAATCTGGGGAATCATATTTTCAATCCCAGTACGATAAGTTAAAGAACGAGTATGCTCGTATTGAAAAATACAAGAATATAGCGGAGTACTTAGAAAGTAACCCAGAGATGATTAACGAACTAATAGAGAAGACAGCTAATAAGGGAAAGAAAGAAGAACCTAAAATAGCTGAACCAACTATGCCAGAGAAACCAATGAAGCCTAAAAACTTTGACAGAATTGAATCCTTAGAAGATCCAGACAGTGAGTCTGGTAAGTATCTACAGCGACTCGAAGAATATAGAGAAGCAAGGATTGCATATTTTGAAGAGAAAGAAAACTTTATATTGGAGAAGAAAACTAAAGAGGCCGAAGAAGCAACTCAGATAAAGAATAATTTGGAACAAGAGGCAGCTCGTATAAAAAATAATACAGAGCAAGAAAAGCAACTTAGAACAGACTTACTGAACTTTGGTCTTCCAGTTGAAAAACATAACGACTTTATGAAAGTTATGGGCTCACCAGAGTCTTTAACTTTGGAAAATGTTGTTACATTTTATAATTTTTTAACATCAGAGGATAAACTTAAAAGAAAATCTGCACAATCTACTGAGGAATTTAAAAAGAAGGCTGTTATGTCTAATACTCCACTCCCTATAGGAGGGGTAGGAGGACAAAAAGAGCCTGACAGAGAAGAAGCAGAAAATGATTTTAGCTTATCCTTACTATCAACAAAAAGAGATAGATAGGAGATAAAAATGGCAGCAAAGAATTTTAGTGCATCTGGAGTACTTTACACAGATCGTGCGGACTTTTATTTAAACCCACAAATCACAAAAGAACTATGGACAACCGTAGCCCCATTCACAACTATGATAGCAGATAAAGGGTTTTCTGCTGGGCTATCATCGCCTATATTCAAGATGTTTGAACATAGAAGCGCTTTTGTAAAACAATATTTTGATAACAATGGTATATCTGGGACTATCCCAGCAGCATCNTCAAGTTCTACTCTTACCGTCACTGTAGATGGTATACACGGCTTGAAATCCACAGTTGACAGTTCTTANATAGGACTTGAATTAGAAGTCTGGAACAGTACTTTAACAACGAAAAAGGGCGTAGCTTTAGTTATCGCAGCTCCAAGTACTACCAGCCTTGCTTTAAAGTCAATGACAGCCACCACAATTACTGTAGCAGACAACGACAGATTCTATGTTATTGGTAATGCTTTCGGAGAAGGAACTGAATCACCAGAAGCTTGGGCAGATGAAATCGAAGTAGTCTATGGCTCAACTCAAATCTTTAAAACCCCAATTGAAATTACTGGAACTCTTTATGAAGCGGCATTAAGAGGCT